TTTTCACCATCATTCCCATGATAGTGGCCAATACATCGGCTGGTCTTTTTTCCGTCTCACTTCTAACGATGAAATGTGTTAATGAGTTTAAAGATAAGGATGTTATTATTGGTAGACCGAGTGAGGAAGTTGTCACTCCAGCTCTCATGGTGCACTGTGGACTTTGAATCCACCACCCCAAGTTCAAGTCTTGGTGGGAGCTCCCTCTCTTAGCTCAGTTGGTAGAGCAATGGACTGTAGTTCCATTTGTCACCTGTTCGATTCAGGTAGAGAGGACCTTTTCTCCCATAGCTCAGTTGGTAGAGCGTGCGACTGTTAATCGCAAGGTCATCGGTTCGAACCCGGTTGGGAGAGTCACATAAAACATACTTAAAAATACAAAACCTAACAATAGTAATGACAACTCTTGTTAAGTTTCTGTTTACCCCACTTATTTCCAGTAAGAGGAAGTCTAAAGGGCCGAAGTCTTCACTGCTAGATCACCCCCCACCCCCCACCGTTGTAAATTCAGAATGGAGCTTCGGTCCATACTCGTGGAAAGTTACGGTTGAAGCGGTAGATGATGACGGTGTCCCTGACCGAACATTTATCGGTTACAGTCAGAATATGAATATCACAGACAGGACTGAGAGTGCATGTGATAGGCATAAAAGGGATGGAACTACATGTGGAGAACCCCAGATGGCCATGAAAGGTGGTGAATGTGATGAAGTCATTTTCATGAAGTCGAAGGATGATTCGAAATTGGTTCCAGTCTTTTGAGTTACATCTTACAGCATCTATATTTCCATCTTATCCAGTCTTTGGGGGCGTCGAGGCCTTTAGAGACTTCGAAGTCTACACGAGTTAACACTTCGGTGGGATGACATTTCACTCTCCCTAGACCAACAACAGGATCTACGTTGTCATTTGACAACGCTTTTAGACTAGCGTTCGGTTCAAAGTTCGCTTCATCAGTTGCCTTAAAATTGGGTAGCGTAAATCCACTGTGCATCGATTGCTTCAATTCTCGTATACCTTCACCTTGTGAAGCTAAAAATGGAACCCAATCCGTGTATTTCATTTCTTTACATGGACCAATCACGGGCTTCTTTAAACACCGATATTTGAAGCCCACACCTTGCGGGGCTGGTTTATAATCATTTGTTTTGGGGTTTAGGGTATCCCCTGCTTTTCCATTTATCGAAAATTCCTTAAAAGTTAGAGAATTATCCCATATAGGCTCGATCATGGATATAGGAAATTCCTTACCAGCACTATTCTCATCAAACACCATCTCCCCACCAGATTCGAAGTCACAAGACATACTTTGAGTATGACTATCCTTATTCAAATCTACGGCGTCGAGAACTTCCGTCTTTTCACTGGTTATAGACTCTGAAAAGGTCCCAGGCACTCGGACTCTATTCCCCGATTCTGGATCCCAATCCCACCCCTTAGAACCTGTGAGACATTTGTACAACTGTTTGTAATTATCATGATATGATTTATACTGGCTTCTAACGTTCCTCGTTGTTCCAGTTTGTTCATCTACCTTTTCTGTTACGATGTTGCGGGTTAATGAAGATTTTTCACTTCTCACCTGAAATGAGTTTATAGCGTCATCACCACAATCGACCTTCAACGTATCTTTATCGAACAGGTCTGTCCATGCACCTTCCTTATTTTGCTGCCATTTAATTGTATCGGGGTTTTCATTTATATTATCAACAGCTTTGACTGGGCTTCCCATTAAAGTATAGCTATCCCCACCCTTGTCCGGTAAAGTAGAACCTCTATAGGGCCATGTTAAAGATGATTCAATCGGTCGTCGTCTAAAGTACGCACCGCTTGGAAAGTACGGAAGTTGGCCAAAACCTGGTGAGCTTTCCTTCCGTGTAGCGAAACTTCTACTTCTTGGGTCTGAAAATAGAGACAGTTCTTCCTCCAATTCAACGTCTAACCCACGCGTATATTCGTCTAACATTTCTTGTTCTAATTCTCTTGTCTTCTCCCCCGTTCCTACCAAATATAGACCCGTCCCAGCAGTCCCCGTAACAGAGAGTGACAAAAGGGAGGATACACAACAAACCAACACAACGTTTAGGAGTGCTCCCATTGATATTTGTACATATTAAAATTATCAAGTAACTCGAGACGTGCTGTGGAATATTACACTTCTTCTATCCCACCGACGTAGTAGATACGCCGATTAATTTTTCTCAAAAGATTCTTATTTTCGAGATACGCGACACGTGGTCCGCGCACAAATACCCCCCCATGTTCTATACGTATAGACATATACTGTGTGCTATTTTCCTGGCAATAACTTGAACGACTGTTGGTGTACTCGTCGGATTCAAGTATGCAATCTAGCACGACGTCGAGTGGGCCCATGTGTTCGACGATAGATTCAAACGCCTGAGTAGAATCTTCCACACACGCGGGTAAAAATGTGATCATCACACGAGGTTTTTCCATTCGTGATACCATCTTCTGCGCATCCTTATAGTTCTGTGAAATGTGGAGACGATGTTCCTCTCTCAGTCTCCACCCCAACCTTGTTCCGATCCCCTGGAGTGAACAAGGTGTGACAATCCCCAACGACATACTATTAATTGCGATTTATATTTTAAGTTCTTCGAACCCGTGAATACTTATGTCACTCTCTTCACACCATGGATATATTTCGTCTTCACCCCCTACGAAGTTGAGGGCACGTACGCCGTTTTCGATACACCTATCACATATGGACTTATTATCATCTATGAGGAGACCTATATTGAGAGCACGGCATATATCCACCTTATGTATTTCGTTTGGTGTGTAACTATTTGTGAGTATGACATCATCGAATATACCTGGAAAGTATGTATCTATCCACGCTTCAGTTTCTTCTCGAGCCATGTCTTGACGTCCGGTGAGGATATACATTTTGTTGTAGCGCTGTTTCAGGTTAAACATCGCCATTTGGGATCCAGGTATAGGTGTAAGATCCACAAAGTCTTGGGATTTATAAAAATCTCGGACCATTTTTTGAGAAGCTGTTTCGTCTACTTGAAATATCTCACGATACACGTAATTATATTTGGGTTTCCTCCCCAATTTATGAACTTGGTGGTGATGTTTCGCCATGGGGAAGAGAAATTTAACCAAGACTTCATCGACATCAATGGCTACCCTGTTCATTTATTTATTACCATAAATAAATTCTCAACTTTAAATAGATGTCAGGGATTCCAGTTGTGAATTATGGCAGGATGGAGCGACTTAGACCAGCAGAAAGTAAAACGTTGCCTATGAATTTGAACACTTTTTGTGTACTATTTATTACCGTATGTATTCTATGTCTATATAAGAGATCGTCGAATATTAGTCAAGGAAGGAAGAAGTATAAAACATTTTGATAACAAAACAGACTAGTCTATCGCGTCTACGATTTTGTATTTGAGACAGTCGCCTGGGGATAAATAGATATCCTTCCTCATCAACTTTTTGAATTTACGCTCGGGTATCTTAGTCTTGGAGAGATACATATCTTTCAACATCTTCATAAACTTGGTGCTCGACTTGACTTCGTGTTTGAGTTCTTGAAAGTTGCCCCACAATTCTGTAGAAATTTGGTGAATGAGGACATATGCGTTCCTACCCATTCGCCTTTCAGAACCCCCGAGCAACATGAAAGTTGCGGCACTGCAGCAGGAACCGTGGGCAATCGTGATAACCTTCACACGAGAAGACTCTAGAATATTCATCATGGCCATACCTGCAAATATACAACCTCCATCACTCATGATGTTGACCCTAATACTTGGTTCGTATCCAACGAGTTCAGCTTTTCTTTTAAGAAGTTCAATCTCCAACTTCTTAAATTTCTCAACGAAGTCAAGAGCGTTGTCACGATCCACATCTGCGTAAAAAAGAATTTCGTTACCGACAACCTTCACACACTCAGAAACTTCCTCAACTTCTTCGTCCTTCGTAGACATTCTTCAATGCCTTCTTTACTTTAGTTACTTCTCTCGACTTTAAGTTGTTACCGACCGCGAGATGGTTGATCACGTCAAAATCTTGAGGTGATATTCCATAATGTATGAGTTTACTTAGGTCCCCCTTCTCCGCATAATTCTTTAGAAGACACAATTCCTCCGTGCCGAGACCCAATCTCGACTTTTTCTTTATCTCCTCGAATTTTTGTTTTCTCATCTTGTAGTTTCCCAATTTGGTCCAGCAGCTTCCAGGTCGTATCTTATCCCTATCTAGGGGTTTACCCAGGGCATGTTTTGGGATAGTCAACGCGTGTAGGACGAAATAAGGCATTAGATTCCACATTCCTTGGGAATATATATGAGTATCGTAATAGTCTGCATCTGAAAACGCCATAGTTATTTTTTCGACATCGACACCTATCGAGTCTATGTAGTTTTCCTGGAAAATGTCCCAGATGTGACCATGCTCCGATATACTGTCATGTATCTGTATAGGATTTGGATCACAGAGAACGTCGGCTATGAACTCCTTGGGTGTTTTGAAATCGTCCATCATGTCATATCCTTCTGAATACGATAAGAAGTTTCTTATATTTCCATCACATTTACTGGCAGAAGCCTCTCTCAGGGGGGTTATCTCGTCCACGAGGGTTAACAACACTTCTGGTTTATGTTTGGGAATGAAGACAGTTTCAAAATTGGGATACATACACATGTTGGTCGTAGTTATCAACAATGAACCCCGTGAAATCCTATCACCATCAGAAACCCTTTCAACTATGGGTTTAAACGTGGGGTCATAGTCGTCTATGTATACGTGTTTCGTAGATGGTCGTATGAAGGGTAAAAACAAAGACTTGGTTTTCATGTGCTCACTTAAAAGTTCAACAGAGTTGAAACCCTCCAACACTTCTCTCAAGATGAACGATTTACCCACACCGTGAGCTCCACATATGAAAACATTCCTACCCTCCCCAATTAATTTCCGAATCAACTCTATTTTTTTTGTGTGAATCGTATAAACTTTTTCAACTTTTTTTTGTCTGATAACTTTAATGAAAGAGTCCATCGATGATCTTACTAATCAAGCTATAGATTTAGTGCTCGCGAATGACGCACTACATAAACGTATCGTAGAACCTTTAAAAAGGAAAATTTTACCATACGTCGCATGCACTATTGTTACCAATTTACTTATGTTTACTCTTTTGATATACCTTGTTCGGCGTCCCCCAGTTCTTCAGCGGATTGTGTAGAATCTTCTTCCTCTTCCTCAGATTCTTCGTTGTCAGAGGGTGCCAGCATTTTACCAATCCTTTCGAAGGGGGTGTTTACGGTGATGGCCCGAATCGGTTCAATCGTTTTTGGTGTCTTTAAGAATGGGATCGGCCTCACAATAAGAATTTCAGGCTTCGTAAACTTACCATCACCGTAATACTCTTCGTCGAAGCTGACTAATATATGTTTTGGAATAGAGGGGGACTGCTCGAGAAGACTGTCGTACACAGTTTTACACTCATCGACATATTTCAAACCCTCCTTACTACGCTCCTCCCTAGGAAGTGCTAATTGTAAACGAATATTTCTCGAAAGGTTACCATGCCCTAACGCAGCAGTCCTGTGATTCTCCATGAGTTCATTAATTTTAAGGAACTGCATTATCGTAGCGATGAGACCCGCGATGAGATTCATACCACCGATGACAGCTGGTGCACCCCCCCTGATACTCTCGGGTAAAGTGCTTTGAGCAAAGTTCGCCGTTCCTGTGATAGTCGACAAAACGATGACCGGTAGATTAAATCGCAAACTCATTCTCTTGAACATCAAGAATGCGTGGTGATGCATGTATCTGTAACAGGCTGACTGCTCACCCCACTGGCGCAGTATATTTTCATGGTGTTCGTTCCACATTTTGGCCATTTCGTCCGGATTAATATCTGCGCTCATCTTATATTAGATGAATATAATTTTCATAATTCATTTCATATTTCTTGTCTGGATATTGGTAACACCTTTCCTAAATGACAAGAGAAATCTAGAATTCTACTCCATGGTTATTCCATTCATATTCTACCACTGGTCAGTAAACGATGACACCTGTGCACTGACTCAGGCTGAAATGGCCATAACCGGTAAACATAAGGATGAAACCTTCATGGGTCGTGTGGTTGGACCCATATACAAAATGGAAGAGAATGATGTTAACAAGATGACCAAGACTATGTTTTTCACACTTTGGGCCCTCGTCCAATATAGATTGGGACACTTCAACCTGTTTGTAGATGATCTCCAAAAGATCTTCAAGGGTAAGAAGATTTCGTAGATAAAGAATACGAAGTATATAAAACCAAGATGGATAGACTTACACACGAGAGACGAGACCTGTATTTCATGTACATGAACATGACCCAATTATATAAATGCTTGTCTGAATGCGCGCAGAACAATAGTGAAATGTTACATAGGATCGAGAACGAGTGTGCTATCATGAGGGAGGACTATGACGAGAAGATTTGTCGAGTTACAACAAGAATCGATTCACTGACGGAAGCGCAGGTTTCAAAACACTGAAACTGAAAACGAGAAACGAAAGAATAAAAATAAATCAAAAAAACGAAAAAAGAATTCAAAGCTCGTTCTTGATTTTGAACACCTCTCCGCAGTTTGGGAAGAGGTGCACAAGTCGTTTTGAATCTTTCCCATTTACATTCAAAATGACCAGGGAAAATTTGAATAAATTGTCAGTATAGAATAGACCATGAGTGTTAATCAAGACGAACAGGGTGAATGGAATGAAAAACAAGAAAAGTTACTCATAAAATGGGCAGACAAGGCAGCTGGATATCGTTGGTTGCATAATCATGCGCGTCTATTCTACAAGAAACGGAATGACTGGTTAGCCTACCCGAGTATAATTATAGCGAGTTTAACAGGTGTTGGTGGTTTTGCAGTGTTAAATCCAAGTGGGAGTGAGGATGTTTCCATTGAAACAAAAAACAATATCATGATAATCCAATACTTTTTTGCATTTCTCAATGTTTTGGGTGGTATTCTCACGTCTATCAGTAAATTTAGTCAAAGTTTAAGTCTTTCAGAAGCACACTCCACGCAGTGTGTGCAATGGTCTAAATTCTATAGAAGTATTGACATGGAACTTTCTCTCGATACCAAGCATCGGGATAATGTGGTTGAGTTCATTATGAAATGTAGGGAGGATTACGATAAACTGCTTGATGACTCACCTGATATACCATCTATTACTATCCAGGCTTGGTTGGTCCAGTTCCCAGATAAAGAGAATAAACCTGATGTATGCAATGGTCTAAGTATCGTCGTAAATGACGAAGCTGCATCTATCACTGGCTCTGGGCGGGCGGTATCTAGGTGGGTCTCGACTTTGCAGAATAGTAGGAGAAGAAGTAGAGATGTTGATCCTGTTTAATTTTCTCAGTACATTATAAATGTCTATGAAAATTGTAGCCTTCTTGGTGACGACCATCGTATATGGTTTCATTTACATGATTATGGACAAGGCTGACAAGAACGCATTCGGTTTCACTAGTTGGATCGATCCGTTCTATTTTTCTTTTACAACTATGAGCACCGTAGGATATGGTGACTACGGTCCGGGGACTGATCTCGCAAAGATGACTGTGATGTCTCATCAATTCTTCCTCATCGCGGAACTATTGAGTTTGTTATTTGACAAAGACTCTAGTAACACGATGCCTCAGATGATGCCCAAGATGCCTCAGATGGGTATGATGAAAAAAATGCGTCAATGATACTTTGATTTAAAAATATACTTAGAAAAATAGTTCGTAAGAGAATCATGTATGAGGTTTACACTGATGGAAGTTGTTTGGGAAATCCTGGACGTGGTGGTTGGGGTGTGGTCAGTGATAACTTTAAACTCACTGCTGGACAACCTAATACCACAAATAACCAGATGGAGATGACCGCAATTCTCAAAGCCCTCGAGGAATGTTCGAGGAGGGATATCCAAGAGGTTTGTATATTTACAGATAGCAACTACGTGAAGAACGGTATTACTGCGTGGATCATCAAGTGGAAGAAGAACGGGTGGAAGACTTCCACCGGTGCACCTGTCAAAAACAAGGAGTTGTGGATTGCTATTGATGAAGCACGTAATAAACTGAAACTCGTCGAATGGAGGTGGGTCAAGGCACATAACGGAAATCCAAAAAATGAGGAGGTTGATAAATTAGCTAGGGAAAGTGCGAACATGATATAAAGTTTTGGATAGTATACGATGTATGCACAAACCTGTATGTATAGGTATCGTAGTCCTGACAGTTGTATTGTATTCAGTTCGTATCTATGAACAGTATCTACGATATCAATATAAGATTACACAACTCTATTTCATACATTCTGAGAAATATGCGCAACTATTCGCTAATCACGACCGTGTTATGAAACTGATCAGCGCGAGACGCGAAATCAATAAATGTTTGTTTCAAATTATTTTCACGCCGTTCGTTGTCGTGGGAACGGTATTTGGAGTTGTGGAAAGAAGTGTCACGACCGCTGAACGCATCATAATTACTTTCGAAGCGATTTTACAATACCTCGTTCCATGTTTGTTAGCACTCACACTTATAGTGATTCTGAACGATGTTCGGGTGAGGGTAAAGCGTTGAACCTAAATCTATCTAAGGTGTGCACAGTAGATTTGAAGTTGTCGTAGATTATCATACACAACGCATCAGCTATATCATGTTTCCTCTCATATGGGATCTCAAATTTTAAATGTCTCTCAGCTATAGACGTGGTTCTTTCCTTGCGTTCTTCATAATCTAGATGCCTTATACCGAAATGAGTATGCATACTCGTTGGGTGAACGAGAAGAACTTTATCCTTAAACATGTAATGTAACAGTATTTCTATATTTGTAAATCCACCCGGGGGTTGTCTCTCTATAAGTATTTTATCAGCTGAGTCGAAAATACCTATGTGATCTTCTACAAATAAAGGAACTAAATCTACCATGTCATTACTTTTCAAGTACTTGTAGTCTGCTAGACTAATCTTCTTCATATACTCAACCTTTATCGTTGGACCCGCTGTGGATTCGGCGAGAACGATACCCAAGTTGTGATATCCAATGTCTATAGCCAATACCCTCATCTTTAAATATAGGAATTGTAGTCTTTAATTTAAATCTCAGTAATTGTAATGAAGAATAAAACCAAAACACAGGTCACGTGGATCATACTTTTCGTTTTGACGGTAGCAGTCGCTTATATGTGGTATAATCCCAACGTTGTCACGATAAACGTGCCGACCCAAAGTCTACTTCCCGTGCCACCGAGGCTACCAACGATGGTGCCAAGACGAGAACCAGAATTTAGAGGCCCCCCCGTAAAGTTATATAAACCAGGATTTATGCAGCAGATGGGGCTCTTAACCAACGATGAGGGTGAGACCCGACCTCTTTACGGAAAAGAGGTTCGTGGTCGTCGCGATCGATACCATTACTACACAACAACTGGGGGTGAAAATATATACCCCATACCTTTAAATCACGAATCAAAGGACTGTATGGACGACGTTGGATGTCGTGAGCTATATGGAAATGAAGCAGTTTCAATAACGGGTAAAACTGATCCATTTACGGTTAATATGTACAAGACTGATAATTTCTTCTAAGCCGCAGTAGCAGTGCCCTCACCCATACTACTCTGTAAAATCCTGTAACTCTGTGCATTAGCCTTACAATACGTAACGTATCTCGAATTGACTAATTCGCGGTCTCCCATTTTTTCAAATAAGACTTCTTCTTTCCCTTTCATTCCTCCTAATGTAAATACCTTATCAGGTCCCTTATAAGTATCACCTTCCCCCAGTGTACGTTCCCACTCTGTAAGCACTTTCAAATCACTACAATACTTGTCAACTTTATCCTTTTCTTTCTCATACAGCTTAAACCCTGGAGTAAGTCTGGTTGGGTCACTTAAATTTTCGTCAAAGAAATCTAAATTTTCTTTCGATAACAATTGGGTTGCACCTGATACTTTCAGAAAATGAGGTCCTGTGTTTGGAATCAGTCCACCAAAGTATCCACCAGCGGCAGAAGCTGACAAAGAACTACAACAACAAGCTAGCATTAGCATAACACCAGCCATTTTATATTAGCTGACAATATTTTATTCATCCTTCGTCTCCTCTGGGGTTCCACTAACTCGACGCTGGACATCCCTCGCTATGCGGGATGAGCTCGTGCTACACGAGGAAAGGGAGCAACAACACGCAGCCATAATAGGTGGTGTTTTGAATGGCATCTTTATGATCATGAAGATACATAACGTGAGGCACAGGACTGTTACGACATACCCCCCGAGTCCCTTATCACTCAACGGATCGTCAGAAGTTGGGAGTAGATTTTTGAATGGTAACATAGCTGAAACACTACCACACATTGTTGTCAATAAAGTAATCGGTAAAGTGAGAAGTTCGGCCATATCTATACGTGAGATTTTATAATATCGTACTCTCTCCCGTGTGAACCAGTGATTAACGCTAGTCTCGATTTTCTACACAACAAATCACAGATGATCTCATCCTCCAAGTTTTTCATGAATTCGATTTTGGATTTCATATCATCTAGTTGACTCGTCTCCTTATTCGCTTGGACATATGGCCATGTATGCTTTCTAAGAGTACTGACTTCATCTTCTAATTTACGCAACCTTGGAAGAAGAACCCTATTAATTAATATTCTCAGTTCCATCACGTCATTCATATTATGTTTAGACGTTTACTATCTTTAATTGCACGCCACGAGTTTTTCGGAAATCATCTCACGAAGATCACCGCTAATAGCAGTCCGGGTGCTGCTTCGTTCCTTGGCAATACGGAGGTTCACGACCCCTAGGGCCTTTGCGATATGGACGAGGTGTGCTTTGGGTACACGCTTTAACGCCTTCATGGTCTTGTCAAGTTGAACTTTTGTAGTCTTTTTAGTGTACTTTCTGACAGCCTTTTTGTTAAACACCCCAGTTACCCTGATGTGATTGTCGTCGTGAAGGCTACGCAAGAAATTTTGTGTAACATTGTACGCCTCTCCAAGTCTTGAAGGGTCGGCGGCACTAAGTATTTGAATGTTCCCAGCCTTTGTGATGGATAATTTTACACCTCCGAGGTGTACAAACATCTGAGGATTCAATTCTGGCTCGTATACCAAACTTGTGACGCCGTGTTCACCAATACTGCATACGTGCGCGGTTTTAATCATACTGTTGAAAACACCGTTAATTTGGAACTGACATGATGCATTCATCAGCTCGATTGTCTTGTTGAAGAATTCCTCTTTGTCATCCTGTTTGTCAGTGTATGAATCGATAACGAAACGACGAATCGCACCCGGTTGAGGGTCAACGTCGGATCCGATGTAGCCACCCGAGAACCTGATGTTCCCATTTGCATAGATATTGAATGAAACGTTTTTGCTTGCACCGTGATCATCAGAGACAACTAAAATAATCTGCACTGTAAAGAACTTCATATCGATATCACCATTTTTGCCGTATTCAAGAGTATGTGAAAAGCCCTTTTGCATTCTACCATACCTTCCAATGATCTCAGTGGTTTCTAGATACAGTCCGTTACCTATCGGAGACCTCGGGAGTAGTTCTTTCTCGAGTGTCTTTTTCAGGTCAACCACGCGGGCCTTTTGGTCGTAGCCACTCATGACTACCCCGTTGAACATCGAGTGGGAGGGCTCGCTCATTTTGAGCTTGGGTGGAGCGAGAAGTTCCTCTAGTTCTTCAGCCAATATGTCTAACGAATCCGAGCTTTCGAAGCCTCCCGCGACTAACCCATCGAGCATCGAGTGGGGGGGCTCACCCATTTTGGGTGGACTGAGAATTTCCTCTACTTCTTCAGTCGTCATGTTTGACCAATCCCAGCCTTCTGGTGTTGAACTCATTTTCCTGAAAATACAAATAAAAATCGGTCAGTTAGACCATCATTCTCGAGTTAATGCGTGAGAACCAATAGAAACGTCTAAACGGGATATTTTTTCTGAAAGGTCACATCTGGAAGGTCACATCTGACAGGTCATCCGTCGCTGCGAAGACAATATCCGATCGAAACGAAATGCCGACATGGCACTGTCTCGTCGACTCAGGGTGGTCTCGTCGACTCAGGGT